CGATTACGTCTAATGTAATCCCTTTCCCTCAAAAAGACAGTGGTGCGCCTCTATCATCAAGTGCTGAAGAGACTCAATCCGAAAACCTCCGTATGATGGAGGACCAGAATCAAACGCTCAAGCAGATAGAAGAGAACACTCGTCCTTTAGCTGACCTTGGATCACAATTAGAGAAACTGGGAGCAGGTCTGGCAGCTGGTCTGGCAGCTGGTCAATCTGAAGGCGGTGGGTCATTACTTGGACCCATTCCTACTGGAGGCTCCAACAAGACACCTAAGGGATCTCCTAAACCCAAAGGGACATTCCGTAATGCAATATCTAGACTTGGAAGTCCTGCTGCTAAACTTGGCGGAGCTGCCCTTGCTGTTGGAATGGGTGCTTATCAAGCGTATAGCGGATTTTCTTCTGCAAGTGAAGAAGAACAACAACAGCTTGCATCAATAGAAGAACAACAACAATCTGGTCAATTAACTAAAGAACAGGCTGACGTACAACGACGCGAGATAGTAGATACGACAGACGTAGTACAGTCTGAATCTGTAGGCGGCGGTCTTGGGACAGCAGCAGGTGCACTTGCTGGAGCAAAAGCAGGGGCAATGGTAGGTACCTTTGCTGGCCCAGTTGGAACTGTTGTGGGAGGTTTGGCTGGAGGAGCAATTGGAGCAATTGCAGGATCGGGAGTGGGCAAAGATATTGGTCGTGGGGTCGCAAAAGGGTGGCAAGCGGTTCGCGGATTCTTTGGCGGTGAGGCTGATATACCTGAAAGTAAAAATGAGGCTCAGCTTGTAGAAGCTGAAAAGACTTCTATTACATTCAGTGAAAGAGACTTCTCACAAAAGGATCCAGAAAGTTACAAGAAGTTTAAAGAGTATAGACGTGAAAGAGCTCAGTTTTATATCAATGAACGTAAAGCAAAGCGAGGTGGTAAAGTAACACGACAGTCAATTCGTATGGACCAATCCTTTGCTGAAGAGAACTCTAAAACAGATGCAATCATTAAGTTCAAAAAAGAAATTGAAGCAGCTGGTGCAGGAACAGTAAAAACTACTCGTACAGTACCAGAAGGCACTGTGTCAGGTAATCCTGAAGAGCAACCAGTAAGAAGCAGCCAAGGTATTATCAAGTCATATCAAGCGGTTGGGCAAGAAAAGAAAATGGCTGACCAAGCTGTAAAGGATTTTGAAACAAATAACCCATTAGAGAAAACTGAGGAGAGAGATTATTTCGGCGATCGAATGATGGGATACAACGATCCAGAAAAAGCAGCTGAGTATAAAAAGCTTACAGACACTCAACGTCAGAAGACCAAAGAGCAAAAAAAGATTGGTGCGGAATACGCTGCAAAAGATGGTGTTACTAATACCTATGCGTTTAAGAATGGTTATGCAGGTAAAAGAGACGCTTTTAGTGAAAATAACTCTGATGCTAACAAAATTTTAGCGTTAAAAGATCGTGGATATACAGATAAGGATTTGGGAGAGAATAAAAACCTTGAGTCCAACTACATAAGGTTGAACAACAAAACGTATCCTTCATCTGCTTTAGGCCTTTACGAGGATGTTATTAAACAAGAACTTGAGACGACCAAGGTCAGTACGGTGTCGCCAACACAGCCTGTTGCACAAAGTACAGGCAATATAAAGATAGGCGGTGGTATAGCTTCGCCTACTGCGGTACAGCCTCGTGAGCCTCAATCTGGTGATACAATATACCAACAATCTGGAGAAAATGCTGCTCAAGTCAATCAGCCACCAGCTCCAGTTCAGCCCTCTATTGTAAATGCTCCAACCTCTAATGTGATAAACAACTCTAACTATGCAGCACCAAAGATAGCTAGAAGTCCTGAATCATCATATAGTAATTATAGTAAACGACGTTTTAATTATTAAAAAAAGAGCCCCGAAGGGCTCTTTTGTTTTAGTCGTCAGACTTAGCAATACTTTGGAAGTATGACATCATTTCATCGTCATCATCCTCGGCTGGCTTCTTAGCTACCTTAGGAGCAGGAGCTGGCTTTGAGCGAGGAGTTGGGGCTACAGCAACTTCTTCTTGAAACGATACTTCTGAAGCAGTTTCCAATATATCAGAACCACTCAACACAGATTCCAACTTAGTCTTGAGCTCATCATACGACTTGAAGTTATTTGGTTGCAAGAACTCAGCAAGCTTGTACTGCTGATTTACAATTTCCAAGATCTCTTCATCGCTATCAGCAACGGGAGCAACTCCCTCAAACTCTGACGTATCGTAATTAGGATACTTGTCAACCATCTTCATACGAAGCTTAAAGTTAGCTCCATCCCAATAATCAAACACGTTTACTGGTTGTTCGTCTTCAAAGGATGGACGAGCTTTATCCATAATCTTGTCATATATCTTCTTTCCAAACTTAAAGAGAAACACTTGACCATTGTTCTCAGGATGCTTAGGATCATTCACTACCAAGACATTAGAGATGTAGCTTAGCTTTCGCTTTTGATCACGAGCTTGTTTGCGTTCAGGCGAGTAGTCATCAGTGGTAGAATTCCACAAGCGCATGTTAAACTCGCCTAGAGGGTCTGGCTTACCAATTGTGGTCAGGCTGTTCTCAATGTACCAACGACCAGTAGGTCCTTTAAAGCCGTGAGTAAAGATTTTTACCCAAGGCAACTCATCACCCTGAGTACGAGCTAAGAACCGGATAGTAGCAGTCGCATTGCCTGCCTTATCACGTTCTGGCTTCCAGAAGCGAGTGTCCTCATAGGACTTCTTGGTTGATTCGGGATTGGATGCTGCGTCAGATACTTCTTGGATCTTAGAGAAGTCTGAGTTGCGCGAAGCGCGGAGAAGTGTAATATCCATTTTTGTATTTCCTTATTAACGTAGTATTAGCGGAGTATAAACGATGTATGAATAATCAAGAGTCTTTCTCACTTGTCTTATTTATAGAGATAGTATCCTCGATTTTAACATCATCGTCAAAATTATCATCCTCAAAGTATTCATCAACAATTGCTCTATTATGCTGCTTCCCAGAATAGTTGTGATGTTTAGGCCTTTTACGATGATCTTCATCATTAATGCGTCGATATGTCTTACCCATGTACGGTACCTTGAATTTCCTCTAAAAATGATATATATGGTGTCATTATCTTATATGAATCATACTTAACAAATCCCTTGGCCTTCTCTATGGTCAAAATATCTCCACCAAGTACTAACTGGAGGTGATTGTTTTGTTTGATCTGGTCAAGGATCCCATGGAGATCATCTAGAATAACTAAGGTCTCAATGGTAACTTCTTTAGACATATACAATTTTAACAGATCTGGAATTTTAGATCCATTAAATTCTAGCTGGGCACCACTTTTAACAATTGCGTCTAAGTCATTGACAAACACTCTTGTGATGGATTGACGTCGTCGTAAGTATTCCCTGTAGTTAGTAATACCTTGTTCCGAATCATACACTACATTAGTGTTGCCGTACATAAAGTTAGACGCAATATACTGAATGAAATCCTTATCAGTTGGATACTGCCTTGCCAACTTTTCAAAAAGCAAGTAATCATTCCTCATCAAGAACCTTTGCTGACTACCCTTCACGTGCCCTCGGTTTACAAATACATTAAACTTTGGAGACGTGAAGTGAAGTTTAATAGAGGTGTAGTACTTGAATGCTTTGAAGCCGTTCATGATGTAGGATGTGCCTTGAAGTAATCTTCAATTGGCACACACTGTATTGAGACACCTTCATTGACCTTCAGTTTAGCGTCTGACTGCCATTTATTAAAGACTGATGAAGACATACCAGACATCCCTTCTCTAGATTTGTAACAAGTGTAGATGGAGCCAGAGTGATTGTGAATGAGGTAATGGTCATCTTTATCTTCAACCTCAGTCACTCCACTAGATAGCCTCCAACTACCACCATCTAAATATCCACCAACCCAGCCAGAGAGGATCTTGGTAATGCTTTCTGAGGGGGAATACCCTATTGTGATCAAGGTCCAACGATCGGGAGTGTATTCATTATTCATATTAAACGTCCAATTGGGGCTGCTTAGGTAAATAGTTGAGATCTCTGAAGTCCTTCTCAAGCTTAGACTTTAACGACTT